AGGTGGTGATGATAAAGCAAAGCTTAAAGATGAGTTTGATGCTGGTCACCTTACTAAAATTGCAACTAATCCTGATGAAGAGCCTGCGTTTGCAGGAATAATATATCAAATAGGTTTAGTACAAGAAGATGTAGACGAACTAAGAAGGCACGTTGTTGCTGATGTAGTTGGCTCTCAAGGTCCTAAAGGAGACACTGGTGATGCAGGCGCAGATGGTTCTAATGGTAGTAATGGTAGTACAGGTGCTAGGGGGCCTGCAGGTAGCGCAGGAGCAAGAGGTGCTGATGGAGTAGCAGGTGGTGTGTATGGAAACCTAATCAAGATACTACCTACACAGTTTATGGGTAACGATGATGTCAACTACGAACGTACAACTATTGAAGATGATGTTAGAGGTAAGTTAGGGGTTAGAGTAGCACACTCTTCTCAAGAAATATATGCAGCAGTAACTATACCAGAAGGTAAAAAAGTAACAGGGTATGCTGTGTATGCTAGTAGTAAAGTAACAACCTACTTAAATGGAGTAGATTTATCTTCAGGAGTATCATCTGAAATAGGTACTGGGTTTCCAGGATCTGTTATAAATTTAAAAACACCGTACAACTCTGCAGAAACTAATTACGTAGCTATAAAAATTATGACTACATCAACAGGACAAGTAATATACGGAGCAGTAATAATTATAGCAGACAGATAATAATATAATAGTAAAAATAATAGTATGGCACTAAACGGGAAATATATATCACTAAAATCAATAATGGAGCAAGTGTATGCTGATAACGGCTATCAGTTTGAACTTCCTTGGACTGATTGTATGCAATGGACAGAAGAAGCTCTTAATTTAATAGGACATCCAAGACAATACATACGAAAAGTAACAGGCCATAAAGATAATCCAGACTTAGATATAAAAGATTACAGAGCTCATTTGCCTTGTGACTTTTATCAATTAGAACAAGTTGCTGTTAACGGTATGGCTGCTGAATACTCTGGTAATACATTTCACCATTTACTAGGTGGAGATTGCTGTGGAGTTGGAGAAGACTCTTCATCTTCTTTATACTACAGTAACGATCAAACTATAACTCGTAACTGGGGTACAGATGTTCTTACATACAACGAAGAAACTCAATCGTATTCTTACGAAGCTAGAGATCTAACTGATATGGAAAACTTAAACTTACAATCAGATAGCACTCAAAACTTTACATTAGCAAATGGATCAGAGTATAATCAAAGTAATAATATTACATTTGATTTAAATAACGATCATATAACTTTGTCTGCTAAAGAAGGTAAAGTATGTATGGCGTATTTAGCTATACCTACAGACGAAGAAGGATTACCTTTAATACCAGACAATACAAGTTATCAATTAGCTGTAAAGAAATATCTTACAATGAAGATAGATTACATAGCTTGGAGAAAAGGTGAGCTACGAGCTGATATATTCCAACACTCAGAACAAGAGTGGGCTTGGTATGTAGGACAAGCAGGTAATAAAGCTAAAATGCCTAACCTAGATCAAATGGAAAGCATTAAAAATCAAGTGATGCGATTACTTCCTAACGTAAATCACCACGAAACATTTTTTAGAACATTAGGTTCTCCTGAAATTAGAAAAAACTTTAATAGATAATGAAGGATATACAGATAAATACTTTTCAGAACGGTATGCAAAAAGACTTGGGGCCTACAATGCCTCAAGACGGTGCGTACACACACGCAGAAAATATTAGAATTATATCTGACGGTAGTGTAGGAGAAAATGCAATAGTAGTAAGCGTAGATGGTAATAGTTTAAAATTAACATTAAGATATTATTTTGCAGGTGTAGGATATGAAGTAGATGGTAATGGTTATATGCAACCTACAGGCGCTCTTGGAGATGTACACATAATAGGTAACACCGTTATAAGAAATACCTTAGTAGTTTTTGGGGTGGCAAAAGTTAAAACTACTGTAAATGGAGTAGTTACAGATTTTGAAACTAGTGTTATTTATAAGATAGATTTAAATACTTACGAAAAAACTTTAGTTTACGAAGAAGAAGATTTAAATTTTAATGAAGATTACCCTATACAAGCTGTAGGTAGATATGAAAATGTAGATATACAAAGAGTTTATTGGACAGATAATTTAAATGCTGCAAAAACTATAAACATTGCTGCAGAAAACTTTGATCTTACTGCACAAGATTTAGAGCTATCTACTTATGTTGATTTTTTATCACCTAAAGTTGTTAGTATAAACTCTTCTGGAGAACTTCCTGCAGGAGCATATCAATACGCATACAGACTTTCTTCTAATGAAGGAGCTGTAACTAGATTCTCACCTTTAAGTGGTTTAATTAATATATTAAATGGTAGTGAATACTGGCAATACAATGAAGACCCTGAGTCTCAGTCAGAGTACAGTAACACTACGCCTGGAGAAACTACAGACAAAGCTGTAACTATTGAAATAGAAAATATAGATTTAGATTACGACTTTATAGAACTTGCTGCTGTGTATAAACAAAGTAGTGAAGGTGTTACTGCTGCATATATAGTTAAAAAAGTAAAACTTACTTCAGGTAAAACTTCTATTAAACATGTAAATGCTATAGGAGAAACTATATTAATAGAAGAGGTTACAGAAATAACTGACGAGCCTTCTACAGCAAAGACAATAGAAACAAAAGACAATAGATTATTTCTAGGTAACCTTACTTACAGTTCGTTTAACTTAGAGTTTAATGCAAGAGCTTATAGTTACAGAAGAAAAGACAATATTCGTTATCCTATATACTCAGTAAACACTTCTTATGTAGATACAGAAACTTATACAACGGGAGATGCATCTGATCAAGAAATACTTGAAGAAGATTTAGATGCTTTAAACCCTTATAATTTACATGGAGAAGAGCAAGAAGAAACACAAGATAGATATAAGTATTGGCCTAATGGAATTACTTTAGGTGGCGTAGGGCCTAATGTTTCTTATAAGTTTATAAAAAAGAAATTACAAGGTAATGATTCTTACGATATTCCTACATCCCCTCCTTTTGTAAAATCTTCTTTTAGAGGAGCAGGATGTGATTTAGAAGATACAGAAAAAGGTGATTACAAATCTCCTTTAAATGCTTCTGAGTTTGTAGGTTATCAAAGAGATGAGATATATAGATTTGGAATTGTATTGTATGATTTAAAAGGTAACCCAGGGTTTGTAAATTGGGTTGCAGATATAAGATTTCCAGATTACCAAGATTACGATCATGAAGGAAGCTACAATGGAGGTTTGTATAATTTTACTTTATCTCAAACTTCAAACACTGGTAGTGGAACTAACTATAATTTTAGTGACTCTCCTAGTGGAATGCTTGATACTGAGGAAGCTTACACATATAGTTCTCCTGGAGGATATGATCCAAATAATGAAGGTCTAAGTAGTTATGATTTTGAAAACGAAAATTTTAATGAAGCAGCAAATAATAAATTATATGCTTTAGGAATTAAATTTCTGGTAAACATACCTGAAGAAATACAAGATAAAATAAGTGGGTATAGAATTGTACGAGTAGAAAGAACGGAATCAGATAAAACTGTGTTAGGTTCTGGAATAATAAATTTTTTACATAGACAATTTGCATCTTCAGGAGAAAACAATGTAACTGATTATTTTACTAAAAGTCTTTTTGACGATAATGATAATGCAGTTGATTTAGGATATAGAGGAGCTCCTGATTTGTTTACTATAGATTCTCCTGATTTTCCGTTTTTACAAAATTACCCAGAAAGCTCTGGAGGATGTAATTATTTAAAAATAGCTGGAGGATTAACAGGTAGAAGAGAATCTGATTTTACTACAGATGTTGGAGGAGCAGGCGTTGGAGATGCAACAATATTTACTTCTCACACATTAGCGCGTACAACAAGTTCTCTATTTACCACATTTCCTATAGACTATTCTACAAAATTAGGAAGAGGAGAAGAAGGAATAATAGTTCCTGGAGAATCAGTTAATGACTCACAAGTTTATAGAGGTGTTAGTAATATTTCTGTAGGGAAAATGAATGCTAATGGAGGTCTTCAAGCAGGAAATGCTATTGGTGAATTTGGTAATATTAATAGTATTGGAGAAGAAACTTTATTAGTAAAAGGATCAGGAATTGCTATAGCAAATTATTATGAACAAGGAGGAATAAATGAGCTAAGCCAAAGTATTCAAGTTTACAATTCCGATGTAGCTAGAACTGGTAAATTTAAATTATTAGCATTAATTAAACAAGAACTTAATGGAGCACAGTATGGGGGTAATAGTTATGAAGATAGAAAAAATAATACCTACATTCCTGCAAGTGAAATTGTAAATATAAATTCAGATAGTAATTTAGATTCTAATGGCGCATTAGATGTTTGGGGTGGAGATACATACGTTGTTATGTATGATATTGAAAAACTTAGGAGACATGATACAGACCTAGATTCAGGCACAGGTAGTGGAAGTGATAGAAAATCTGTTAATTTTGCATTTCCTGTAGAAACAACTGTCAACACTACCTTAAGAGGTGGCTGGCATTTTGCTAACAAACAAGATTGGGAAACAGAATCTCAAACTTTGTTAAACACTTTTGATTTAGCTACTTGTTATTACGCACAAAATACAACAGAAATATTTATACCTAAACCTTTACAGTTTAATGAAGTTTTAAAATATGATTCTAGAATTATATACTCTAATGCAAAAATAAACAATAGTATTATAGATGGTTGGAGAAAATTTAAATTAGAGAACTACAAAGATTTAGATGGAGGTTCAGGAGATTTAAATAAACTAATTGTAAATAATGACATAATGTATTTTTTACAAGATAGAGGTTTTGGTAAACTATCTATAAACCCTGTATCAACAGTTTTAGATCAAACAGGAACTTCTATAGTCTTAGGTACTGGTTCTGTTATACAAGATTTTGCTTATGTATCAGATAGCTTAGGATGCCAAAATGTTTTATCTGCAGTAGCAACTCCTAAAGGGATCTATTGGTATGATAACAATAATAAAAAAGCTTATGGGTTTAGAGCTAATGGTCTTGAAAGCATATCAGATACTCACGGAGTAAAGTCTTGGTTTAATGTTTTAAATAAAGATGTTACAGCAGTATTAGGTTATGATTACTACAACAGTGAAGTTTTGTTTTCTATGTTAGACGGCACTACTATAGTGTTTAGCGATCAGATAAATAAATTTACTTCTGTATACTCTTACGCTACAAGTATGTACGTAAGTCATCCAACTACGTTATTATCTTTAGATAGTATAACTAATAACATATACGAGCACAACTCGGGAAGTATAGCTACTTGGTACAATTCTACTAAAGACACAAAGATTGAGTTTATTGTAAACAAAAATCCTTTATACCCAAAAGCATTTGATCACTTAGAATGGTATGTAACTAATAATGATGGGCTTCTTTTAGGGTTGGAAAGTAATTTTGATACAGCCACTTTTAGAGTATCTTCTCCTGCAGAAATAATAACACAAGAATTAACTGCAGTTAATATTGACGGTATTATAGAAACAGTGGATGATTTTGATGTACGAGAGAATATAAGTAGAGTGCCTGTGCCTCGTAATAGTTTTGGAGAAAGAGTTAGAGATACTTTTATGAAAGTAGTATTAAAAGTTACAAATAGAACAGATAAGATTTCATTACATTATGTAAAAACCTTATTTAGAATTTCTAAAAGATAATAAAAAATAGTATATTGCGCGATTATGGCTAAGAAAAAATATAATAATAAAGATAAAGCTAGAAAATTTAGATCTATGCGTCCTACAGTAGGTGAAAACTACATGTACGACTTTAGCCAACCTTCAAATTCTCACTCTACACATTTAGGTACAACGTATGAAGCAGATGGAAAATTCTATGTTGTGCCTTCTATAACAAATAACAGAGCTCCTTACGCTAGTAACGTTTATCACCCTCAGTCCTTTAGGCAAGCTATGGATGCTGGAGAAGGTATTCCTTTCGATACACAAGAAGAGGCAAGTAAGTTTGCAGAAGGTAGTTGGAAGTTGCCTAAATATCCTAGACCTAATTATAAACACGGAGGCCCTCACAATTCTCCTACTAAATATGAATTAATAGCAGAAAGAACTAAAGATAAATTAATGCAGTATGATCCTGAAGGCAACTCTTATTTTAGCGTACACCCTTCAGGTTCAGGTCCTACATTTCAATCTATGTATCCTGATTTAGCTAATGAGTTTAACATCCAAGGGCAAGGCAAAAATTTACAGATACCTTATAGTAATAAACCTATTTTAGATTCTAAAAATATAAGTAGTATCCCTAACGCACAATCTTTAAAAATAAAAGAAAGTCAAATTCCTGAACCTCCTAAAAACTTACCTTTTAAAGTAAATAAACCAAAGCCTCAATCTAAAAGAATTAAAGCAGTAGTTAATACAGGTAATATAGATGATTCTAAGTACGATGGAAATAAATACACTGATGTAAGTTTTTATGAGTACGATCCAAACACTGGTAAAAAAGAATTAGTAGAAAATTGGAAAGATGATTTTAAAGATGCTATGGCTCAACCTATAGTTGAATTTACTTCTCCTTCAGGAGAGTTTATTAGAGGAGGTATTGGAGAAGTAATGGATAGCTTGTATAATGCAGATATAAATAATATAAAATATGATCAGCTTCCTACAGCAATAAAATATAAAAATGTACCTCCTGCTCACACAGAAGGTATAGAAAGGGAATTAAAATATGGTGGAAATATGAAACAATATAAAAAAGGTGGTAAACGAGGGTTATGGGATAATATACATGCCAAAAGAGAAAGAATAAAAGCAGGTAGTAACGAAACAATGCGTGAGCCTGGTAGTAAAGGAGCTCCTACAAATAAAGCTTTTAAAAACTCGCAAGCAACTTACGGTGGTATGTTACCTAAATACGGAGTTGGAGGGTTTTTAAAAGGAGCTCTTTCTGGTGTTGCAGGTAATGTGCCTATAGTAGGAGGAATGTTGCAAAACGCTATTGGAGTAGACCCTAACGATCAAAGTTCTCAAGCAGGACAAATGTTTGGAGGAATTGGTTCTATGTTATTTAATCCTATGGGGGCTGCAGGCAAAGCAATGAATGCGTTTGCAGAAGATGGTGGAAAATTTATGCCTGAAGTAGATTACGAAGCTGAAGGTGGAGAAGTTATTGTAGGTGATGTTAAAGTAAACAGAGCTTACAACGGTGGTACTATGAAATCATATAAAGGTGGAGGCATGCATTTATTGTCTGGCCCTAAACATTCAGCAGGTGGTATAGGTATTATGCAGTTTGGTGGAGACTCTTCTTATGTGTTTAGTGATAGTAAAGATTTAAAAGTACCAAAAGAGTTTGGTAAATTTAATACCTTTGCTGATGCAGCTAAGTCTAGAAGTAAAAGTCTAGAAGACATTGCAGAAATGCAAATGGGTGGAGAAATTTATGATAGAAAGACTGCAGACTTAATGAAACCTTTAGCTATGCAGGAATTTTCTAATTTGTTTGATGCTCAAGAGCAATTTAAAGCTGATAACGGTATAGATAATCCTGTACGATCTGCTCAAAATGGGGGAGTACAATTTGGGGAACTTTTTTCACAAAATAATATTTTTCAACCTGAAGAAACAGGAGCTTATATGAAAGCCAACACTGATGCGGGAGGTAACCCTTTTGCACAGTTTATAACTTCTCAAAATAAAGAAAGAGAAATTGATGTACCTATTAATAGCTATGCTGCTAACCAAGGATTTAACAGAGATAAAAATATAGATTTAGAAGCTTTTAAAGCAGGTATACTTGGACCAGAGGGAGGTAGAGATATGGACTACAGTATGCAAAACGCACAAGGCGCTCCTGCTTACGGCCCTTATCAAATAAGCTATCCTGCACACAAAAAATCTCTTTTAGAAAAATACGGTGTAGAAAACGAAGCAGAGTTAGCTTACGGTACTGTAGGAAGACTAGGTGTTGACGGAATGACTGCTGACGAAATTCAAGAAGGTTACATGGATGATTTAGTAGGAGGATATGAAACAGGTGCTAATAATTATTACGATAGTTTAAGTGATGTTGAAAAAAAGGATCTTCAAAGAGCAGGAATAGGTAAATCAGAGTATATGTCTATAGCTCATTTTAGAGGAAATCAAGGGGCTAAAGATTACGCAGGGTCAGTTACTACACAAATGGCAGCAGGAGTTCCTTATAACCCTAAAGCTGCATTCGGTAATTACGCAGAAAATCCAGGAGCTCCTATAGGATATGATGAACAAGCAAACCCTATATATTCAGGAGACAATGCTAACAATATGTTAGCAGGAGATTATGCACAAAAATTTGGTAAAGATTACGATGCAAATTTACAAAGTAGAGGGCTTTCTAGATATGATGTAAACTCACCAGATGGATTAGATATGTTTGGAGGAGCTAGACAAGACAGTCCAATTTCTTTAGACCCTATAAAACCACAACCTTTAGATGTTCCTAGCCAAGAGCCTACGATGGGACAATTTAGGCCTCAATCTTCTATAGGTCTTACGCCTATGCCTGTTGACACGCCAAATTCAAATCAAAGTTTACGTACACGAAGTGGAAGAGAGTATCAAACTTCTCCTACAGTAAGTCCGCAAAGATTGCCTGGAGGAATACCTACTCCTCAAAATTTACAACTTAAAGAAAATTTTGCACCTCCTTTAACTATGCAAGAGCTTAATCAGTCTTTAGGATTTGGGCCAACTTTAGCTACACAACCTGGGGCCGAACCTCCTGCATATATGTCTGAATTTGGAGTAGACCAACCTCAACAACCTCAACAAGGACAACAGTCTATGGGGCCAATGGAAAATCCTAATCCTAATGCACCTAACTGGGATAACCCTACTCAACCTGTACAAGAAACTCCTAATTGGAATAACCCACAGCAAAACTCTATAGCTGCAGCCCCACCTGTAACTCCACCTGTAAACAACAACCAGGTAACTGCTAGTAATGACGGATCAGGATTTATAAACCCTGCGTGGATGCAAACAATACAAAATAGAATGGGTATAACTGCTAATGCAGATGGAAGCCCTGTTAGTACTACAGATCCATTAGCAGCTATAGGTAACCCTGGAGCTGAAGGGCAAGGAGATAGTGCAAAATTGCCTTGGCAATTGTATGCAGCTAACGCAATACCTGGACTTATGAATGTAGGAAAAGGATTGTTTGGTACTGCGCCTACAATGGAATTAGAGAGAGAGCAAAATCAAGATTATAGGAATTTTAATCCTATTATAAATAACTATTCTCAAATGCAAGGAAGAGGTTTAGCTTTAGGTAGAGCAGGTCTACAAGGATCTGGAGCAACAGGTGCACAGCTTAGAGGTGGCTATCAAGCTATGAACAGTGGAGCTCAAGTTCAAGCAGGACAGTTTATGAATCAATTGTCTCCTCAAATAGAGCAATCTAGAAGAGCAACTGATAGATTTAATCAGGGCGTTATGAGCAGAAACCAACAAAGAACACTAATGGAAGATCAATTTGCTATGCAAAACGATCCTGCAAATTCATTATCTAAAGGAATAGGACAATTAGTTAATTCAGGTACTAATCTGTATATGGATAATTTAAAAGCTCAAAACGTAGGTACACAAATGTACGATATGTTTGGAAAATTTATAGGAAATAAAGACTGATAGAATTATGGCTATAAAATACGGAAAAGGTTTAAGAGGTGCTCTTGGTAAAATGCAAGACATAGAACAACAATATGTTGGGCTGCCTTACAAAGAAATGTTGACAGGTAATTTAATGCGTCAAGCTGCTTATGATAAAAGCCAAGAATCTATTGATAGTATAGACAATCTTTATGATGCTCAAGTTTTATCTCAAGATAAAGCTATACTAAACTCTCAAGAAGAAAGTTTTGATTCTGAATTACAAGAGCAAATGGAATCTGTTGGTGGAGATTTAGGGAAATTAACAGGGTTTTTAAGTTCTAAACTTAGAACAACAACTAAAAATCCTACTTATAGAAATGCTTTACAATCTAAAGCTCAATACGATAAGTACTATGAAGATGTAATGAACTCTAATTTAGACCCACAAGTTAAACAATATAAAATAAGACAGTCTCAAGCTAATTACATGGGTGCAGATAAAGGTGTATTTCAAGGAGCTTCTTATGTAGACATGAATCAAATAGATTTTGATAAAAGGATGCGTAAGATAGCTAAAGAAGTGCCTAAAACTAAAACTACTCGCCAAGTTCCTATAGTAATAAATAAAAATACAGGAATAAAATATACAGAATATGATGATGCAGGTTATTATACTCTTAAAGAAGATGGTACAAAAGAATACGCATCATCTCAAAATGCAGTAACTGATACTCAAGAAATTACTACAGAAAGAAAAGACCCTAGAGAAATAGCAATCTTATTAAATAATGCTATCCAAAGAAGTGGAGTAGATTCTGCATACATAAGACAATTACTTGAAGCTCAAAATCCTGGACAAGAAATTACTCCCCAAGATGTACAAGACTTTATTTACAGTGAAGAATTAGACGAAAACGGAAACGTATCCCAATTAACTGGACTAGCTAGTCAATACGCTAACGAAAGTAGAGTAGATAATTACGACGAAGGAACATATTCTTTACCAGAAGAGGAAGAGATAGAAGGTCCTGAGTTTACTTCTGCAAAAGATATGTTTGGTAATTTTATTGGAGAAACTCCAATGCAAACTATTGAAGGAAGTACATCTGCAGAGTTAGGGGCCGAAGTTATAGATCTTGATGATAAAATACGAGAAACGCAAGATTTAATAGACGCTAACCCTAATGCAGTTGATGCAGAAACAAACACTAATACATTAAGATTAAGCGAATTAAAAACAGAACGTAATGCTTTACTAAAAAGAGCTGTAGAGTCTAGTGAAAGGCAAATAAAATCTTACGCAGGAAAATCTGTATTTTGGGATGATGATGGGTTTGATAACAAGATGAAAAGTCAGTATAAAAATGCTGCAAAAAATAAAACTACAAACCCAAAAACAAATAAAAGTATAACACAAGAAGAATTTACTAAGAAAGCTAAACTTCTTGCTGCTATCCCTGGAATAGAAAGTATATCTCCTTTACTATCAGGAGGTGCAGGAGATATAGAACAATTATTTAGTATTAATAGTGCTAATTATGAATTATTAAAAGAAGAATTTGAAGATGGTGAATCCGTTATGCCTTATTTAGTAGGGGCTCAATGGATAGCTAATAGAGCTAGAAGAGCTGACGTAGTAAGTACTTATGAAACAAGTTTAAGAACTGTAAAAGGTGGAGATTCTAATGACTATGTTTCAAGAATGAGCGAAGGTTTAGAAGACATGGTTCATGCTAGAACTTTAGCAGTTACAGATTTTTATAGTGACGAAGACGCTTTAGCAGAAGAACTTGAAGATGGTATAGAAAGAGAATTGATAGAGGTTTTACCTACGTTAACTATGATAGATGGTTCTCCTGCATACCAACTTAATATATTTGAGCCTACTGAGTCAGGAGTTAATGCTGAAAAGAAAAAAGGTAAACTCAAAAGTTCTAAGTTTGTTAAAGGAACTAATAGTTCGGACGAAATAGTTAGGTATGAAACTTTAGGAGTTAACATGCTTAAAAAAGGTTTTGAACAATTAGACACTCCTACAGGACAACAATATTATAATGAAGGTGTAAAAATTATAGCTAACTCTAGAGTATTAGCCCCATTACAAAGAACTCAATTAGAAACATTACCTATGACAGGTAATAATAAAGATGCTGATGGAAATCCTTACATAGAAAAAAGAGTGGATGGGTTTAACATGGTTCTAAGAAGAGTGGATAAAGCTAATGGTATTTCTATGTATGAACTTAGAAGTCTTCCTACCACGGCAAATAATTTTGAATCACAATTAATTGGATATAATGATCCTGCCACTCAATCTAGACAGCCTATAGTAGGAGCAAGTTTACAAGACATAACTTTAAAATACTTTACACAATCAAGTGAGCCTATAAATGCATCTGGAGCTACAGGGATGAATATAATAAATTCTTATACAGGACAATAATGACTAAATTAAAAGGTATAACATTAGCCCCCGAAGGACAGTCAGGAGTAGAGATAAATCAAACTCCTTTAAATAATAATTTAAGTTCTGCTCCTATAAAAACTCCTAAATTTAATCTTGCACCTGAAGGAGAATCAGGTGTAGAAGTTTTAGGATTTACTCCTGTGTCTATGACTGCAGATTTATCTGAATTTGATGCAGAAGAAAGTAGACAAAGAGAGTTGTATAGAGAAGTTGGTGTTAATATTAGACCAGGAATTGATTTAGAAGGTACTGCAGGGAGATTACAAGGTACAGGAATTAAATGGAACAATGGTTTAGTTAAGATGGTTGGTACTGCAGCAACTACTTTTTTAGAACCTTTTGTTGACATGACTTACGGTGTTGCAGCAGGAGCTATAACAGGAGAATTCTCTAGAGTATATGATAACGCAATTACTCAGTCTTTTGATGAGTTTAATGAGTATATGCGTAAAGAATACCCTAATTATTATACACAAGCAGAGAGAGATATGGGCTTTGCTCAATCTTTAGGTACTTCTAATTTTTGGTCTGACCAAGGGTTACAAGGTATGGGATTCTTAGCAGGTGCTATTGCTAGTGGATATGTTGCAGGAGCATCAAATATTGTAGGATCAACATACCGTAGTTTAGGTATGGGAAAAGTAAGAGCTTGGAGAAATGTAGTAAATAATTTTAGAAAAACTAAACTAGGATCTAGCGCTGCACAAGTAAATAAAACTAGAGACATTATTGGTAGTATTAATACCAATGCATTGAATGCAAATACATATGGAGCAGGTTTATTTTCTGCTTTAGGAGAAGCAGGTATTGAAGCTAGAGAATCTAAACGTAGAGCTACAGAAATAATGCAACAGCTTAGAGCTACAGGAGATCCTAGGTATGCAGACATGACAGACGAAGAGATAGATAACTTGTCTGATACTGGTGCTAACATTGCTTATGGATTAAATGCTCTAATTGTAGGAGGTAGTAATGTATTACAATTTGGTAAAGCGTTCTCTAGAGGGTGGAATCCTACCTCTAAAAAGTATCTAACAGGTCTAATCAGCAAAGATACTGCTAAAAAAGGTGCTTTAAAGTTTAATTTTAAAGAGTTGCCTAAACAATTTCAAAAAGCAAGTCAATCGGTGGCTTGGCTTAAACGACCGTCAGTAGAGGCGTTTGAAGAATGGTCTCAAGCTTCTATAAATGTAGCAGTAGAAGATTATTTTAAAGATGTATACTCTGCAAACCCTTGGAGTACTACTGCAGATTATATTGAAGGTGGTATGGGTATAATGTCTACTCTAGCTGATGGGTACATAAAATCCCCTCAAACTAAAGAAGGACAACAAGCTATATTTTTAGGAGCATTACTTGGTAAACTAGGTGAAGCAGGGTCTGCACTTAAAGAAGATGGTTCTACATCTAGAAAAGATTGGATAAAAACTTACGAAAGAACTAAAGATTTAACTGCTAAATTAAATAATCTAGATCCAAACGGAACATTACAAAAATTACTACAAGCACACGCTCAAATACAAAAATCTCAAGACAGAATGGACACTGCTCTTAAAGATAATGATGTATTCAGTTATAAAAATGAAGAAGCAGGGGCTTTATACTCTCTTATAGAGGCGTACATAGAAGCTGAAAGAATAGATGACTTTAAATCTTTTGTAGATTCTATAGCAGAACTTTCTAATGAAGAGTTTAAAGAAGCTATGGGTATCCCTAAAGATATAGAGGTAAAAGATGTTGCTGAACAAGTAAAAGATATAAGAAATAAAATTGAATTTATCGAAGACCAAAAACCTAAGATAGATAAATTTATTATGTCTGCAGTTAATCTAGATGAGAAACAAAAGTTTGCATACGGAGTGTTACTAAAGCGCTATGGGTATATGGCAGACAATCTTGACTCTAGAAGAGAAAAATTAGCTAGAGAAATTTCTAAGTTAACTAATGGTAATGTTAATTACGAAACACTAAAAGGATTAAAAGTTGATAGCGTTGAACTAAAAACAGCTTTAGCTGAGATGATGGAAAACGCTAATAACGATGTTAACGTAGACCCTATAAGTTTAAACTCACTACCAGATGCGTTTGAAGACATAGGAAAAGTAGAAGCTTTAAGACAAGCGTACATTGGAGAAATAAATAAAATTATAGACGGAGAATTAGAGCCTACTATTATAAATAAAATAAAAAAAGTATTAAATAACGAAGAAAAAGTTAAAACTAATTCAGAAACTGAAGCAGAACAAGTTAAAAAGAAAGTTTTAGCTGAAGAAGATGAAGCACTAATAGAAGATAAAGAAAATGCTATAGCACAAGAAACTCCTACATTAACTGAGGAAGTTACAGAAGCTATGACAATTACAGAAGAAGACAAAGAAGATGTACAAAAATCTCTTAAGCAAAGTAGAAATACTTTGTTTGATAGAATGCTTAAGTCTATAGGCCTTCCTGCTAAACAAGAGATGGTTAGCTTATTAGAAGAGCAAAAAAGAGCATTAGAAGGATTAGCAGATCCTAAAGTAGACGTTAAAACAACAACAGAAACTCCTATAAAATTATTACTTTCTTATCCTAACGCCTCAGTAAGGTCGATATTCCAAGGAGAAGAAGGTATCTTATTTAAAGATCCTCAAACAGGAGAAACTGTATTTGAGTCCCAGTCTGGTAAAACATACGTGCTGGCACAAAATACAGATAACATGATGCTACAAGATTTAAATGTCCAAGCATTAGAAGACCAAACATTTATTAGTTTAGTAACTGATGGTAGAACATTTGAAATAGGTGGTAAGTATTATAATAATCTGTTTATTAACGAACTGTCTGCTATAGATCCATTCTTATTTAGACAAGACGAGCCTGGATTTGTACCAAGAAGAGTTACATTATTTGACTCTGAAGGAAATAAAGTTGTATTTGTAAATCCATTTATTGTACAAGAAGTTTCTAGACTAATATCTATGATGGCCGTAATTAGAAAGCAAGCAGAAATAGAACTGTTTGATTTTACTAAAGGTGATCAGATATTTGAGTTTGAAAGAAAGAAATATTATATCGAACAGACGATAGGTCAACCAATGGAAGTAGATGGTAAATACACCACTGCCTCAGAACGTAATGCAGGTATACCTGTAAGTATAGTATACAATGAAAGTCTAAATAAACTTAGAAGCCCATCTAAAATAGCTCAAGTAATTAAAGCTAGAGATGCTCATGTTGACAATTATATTAGAGAAAAAATTGACAAATTTAAAGAAGAATACAATGAAGAAATTTTCGGAAAAAGAACTGATGTCGATGCTGCCTCTAGAACTGAAGAGGAAGTTAAACAAGACGCCGCGGAATCAACAGGCGAGCCTGCTAGTGCAGAAAGCATTGGAACTGACCAAACAGCTCCAAACAAAACAAACGAACAGGCGACAACAAAACCAAAGCCTGAAGAAATAGAAAAAGGAGCAGAAATAAGCTCAAACGAGGAGTCTACTCCAGAAGAAAGTCCTTTCTATGAAAACACAACTAACGAATCTAGTAGTGATGTTGCTACAATTGTAACAGCAACCGAAACTACAGTAGATGATAACTCTGCTGAAACTAGGCAAAGCATTGTAAATGCTAGCGATCTAGATATGGAAGTTCCTGACAATGATAATGTAGACATTTCTAATGAAGATGCTAACAGAAAAAACTCTGACATTATAGATGTAATACAACCTTTAGAAACTATATTATCTTTAGCATGGAAATCTTTAAACCATCCTTTCCAAGCAGGAGAAGACAGTGCATTTAATAAAAGATTAACTAATTTACTTGAAGGGGACGCTACTACAGAGCTTGGTAAATTAAAAGAGAATGGTACATTAAAAGGTGCAGATATAATATTTAAAATTGACTTAAAAGACCCTAACCTTACAAAAGTAGAGTCTATGCAAGCAATTGCAAGTAAAGTAAAAAATAAAAAACCATTATCTCCTCAAGAGTTAGGTAAGCTACCTATAAAAGCGCTAATACAGGTGCCTAATGCAAATTCTAGCACAGGTGTAAGTCAATTTCAAACTTATGTACACATATCTGATTATATTAATGAGCACATTGCACTAGACGAGCAAGAAGGAGCTAAACAATTGTTGTCAGAATTACGAAGCACTGTATATAGTAATTATTTAAATGGTATAGAATCTAAATCATTTGTAACAGAGATGACTGGTGGCCATTTAAATAATGTAAATAGAAACGATAGAAATAATCTTTTAACATTCTTAAATGTAGGTAGAAAAGGTAATCCTGTAACACCTACGTTTGTATTTGCACGTAATGGTAACTACGTTAATGAGTTTGGAGAAGTAGATAAAGATTTTAAATTTTTATCTGTAAAACCTAAGCTAGACGAAAACGGTAAAGTTGTATCTAATAATGATGGTGCAGTGTACATAAAAATACCTATGAATAATGGAGAAATGTTTCCATTAAGAGTGTTTACAAGCGAACTAAATAAAGAATTATCAACTCTTATATGGCAGCTTGTAAATGGTATGCTTAGGCAAAAGTTACCTAATTTTAATTCTGAAATATCAGAGTTTAGTAGGTTAAAAGATCCTAAGAACTCAGAAATATACAGAGATTTAGCAGGAGTATTAGATTCTGTGCTAGAGTCCGAAAACCCTACGTACAACCAAGTATTAGATTTATTAATATACAAAGGTAAAAAGACAGTAAACAGTAAAGCCCCTACATTCCATTATAGTTCAGGTAAACTGAAACTAGGAGATAAAGTTTATAATGCAGCTGAATGGAATGATAGTAAAGAAGAAGTGATTGAATACTTAATGGCTAATAAACGTACGCACGTTAACGCTAAGTATATGAATAGTAAAACACAAAATGCTTACAACACTTTCTTAGCTAAACATAACCTTGTATTTACTAATGCATTCACTAATAATAGCACTCGATCTCCTTTTGTGCAGCCTACTATTAGATTTGCACCTATTGGCGCTAAAAAAGAAGAAAGAGCACCTCTTGCAGCTCCTTCACCAATGGTAAAACCTGAAGCACCCGTAGCTAAAAAAGAATCTACTAAGCCAAATAAGCCTACTTCTCCATCATCTTCAGAAGGATTACAGAGTTATACAATGGCTGATTTACCTGCTGATATGCAAGCAGAAGCTATGGAGGCTCTTGCTGCATTTGAAGCAGGGGAAGTTAGAGATATAAGTCAAGATAAAGAACTAATAGATGCTGGGTTAGGCGCAATAGTACCTGTATCTTCACACGTAACAAATATTTTAAAAAATAAAGCAACTCCTATTACAGGCAAAGAATTAGAAAAATTGTTAATTGAAACTAGTGAACAAGGAAAACTTGAACTAAATTTGGAGCAGGAAGATGGTACAGCACCTTCAGATAATACTGTAGACTGGGGAGAAGATACTAACTGGATGTTAGATATAACAAAAGGTATGGATCTAGATAACAACCTAGATATTACTAAACAAAACTTAGATTGCGAATAATATGGCTTGTAATATAGTATACAAAGGAGACGGAAAAACAATTGAGAGAGTTTTAACAAACGAAGGTAGTGAATCTACGTTATTTCCTCAATTATTAAATTTAAGTAATAATAAAGTTGAAACAGCTAAAAGTCTTTACGCTGTAACAGAGTTACCAGAGTTTAAATCATGGTTTAAAGATTCTAGATACGTTAACAACGTAGGAGAACCATCTCTTATTAAAGGAGAGTTTTATCAAAATAATGAAGGAGAAACTTGGTGGGCTAAAAGTGTAGACAAAAAGAGAGGGTTAGATAAATATCCTTTTGGTTTAAATAGAATCTCAGGGTTAACTCCTTCACAGGTAGATGATATAGCTGATTTTACCTACGGAATGTTAATTACAAACATAGATGGCGTAGAAGATATAAGCGGTGTAGAAGAAAAGCTCTTAAAGAATATGTGGATGCAGCTTGAGAAAGTTTTTGAAAAGCAAGATTACCATAGATATTCTATTGTAAAAATAATTTTAGAAGACTTATTAAATAACTCTATTCCAGGAAGACCTATTAGTAAAGATTCTAAGTTACTAGAAAATCTTAAAACTAGATTAAAAGCTGACGGAATATACAGTAAAGAAATAGAGCAAGAAGAGCAAGATAAAACACAAACATTAAATCTAAAAGGTAAAGAATTGTTTTCTCCTAAAGAGAATGCAGCGTTAAGTACTAAATTACTTTTAAAGGGATTAAGAGAGGTTACTAGAGAAGGCAAGTCAATTGCTGATAAAACTCTAGGAGCACCTAAATATGTACCTTTTACACAAGTATACAATCTACTTACACAAGAACTTACAGGTATAGTATCTGATAAGAACACTGAAGACGTGTACGAAGCATACATAGCCAAGTTACGAACTTTAGTAAAATTTCATCCTTTTATAAAAGAGTTAATACAGAAGCTAGAGGTAGGAACTAATAAATCCCCTACATCTGAACAAAGAAAAACAAGGTTTATGCAAGCCTTTTCTTTAGAAGCTCAACCATACTCTCAAACTATATACTCTGGAGAAGAAGGTAATAGACTTTTTAAAATTGGTAAAGCTGATGTGCAGGCTAAAGAAGAAGTGGTTAGAGAAAAGTGGCAAGAAGGATTTAAGGCAAAACTTACTAGTTACAGTAAAACAGGTAAACACCTGCTTAAAGACACTATTGCTACTGCAGCATCTAAATCTTTTAATAATTTATTAAGAGAATACAGAAAAGCAGCTAAAGGGAATCCAAATGCATATCCTACACAATATATAGGGCAATTAGCTAAAATTTTAGAATCAGTGGGTATTGATATATCTACTGACGCTTTACAATACCATATAATAGATGTAGAAGAAGGAGAAACAATGGCTGACAGAGTTTTAGATACCTTTGGGCATCTAGAGTTCATATTTGGTAAACAAGGTCTTTCTAGCTTAGTAAATAGATACGGTAAAAAAGAAAGCGCAGAAAGGGGACAACGCCCTATAGAAGATGAGTTAGGTGAAGTTGTAAATTTATACAAAGACGAAAAAGGATTATTAGTTTTAGCAAAGTCTCAAGCTAAATTTGAACTAGGATTCCATGAAAATAGTGTTTTAGGGCCTAAAGGAGATACTTATTGGCCATTCTCTGATATTAGTTATTTATCTCAAGTTATATCTCAGTTTAAACAAGGAGATTTAAGCTATTTGCAACAATTACAAGGGCAAACATTTACAAAGAATTCTAAATGGGTTAATTACTTATTAGAAAATAAGAAAAATAGAGATCTGTTTGACAAAGTAGTGTTTATGCAGATGAAAGATGAAAACAGTTATCAAGGTATTAAATATTTTAATTTAAGTGAACCTGATCAATTAGCTGATAGAATTAATAGGAGCATGAAAGGGCATTTGTTTTTAATGACTCCTGGTAACGCTCGTACTCTTTACAATATTGTTGGTACTCCTCAATATAAGTCAGGCTTAAACTTGTTTTCAGAAAATGGGAAAATAACTTTTGATTACACTTCTAAAGAAGTTTTAAATACGTTTAAAAACTACATAAAAGATGAGTTGTCTACTATGGAGGTTGCGTATAACCAAGTGTTTGGAGAAAACAAACTGCCTAAAAATAGACAAAATCTATTTTACCACTACGATAAAAACGATAACGAACGTGATTCTAACGGTGCTCCTGCAGGTAATGCATTTAAGCATTATCTTTTTCCTGAACTTACTTTTGGGTCTGAATGGCTATCTCAAAACGGTATAAAAATGTACACTAATGAAGGTAAGCCTTTACCTTTATCTAAGATGGATTTAAATGACCCTAGAATAGAAAAACTAATTAAAGATAGTTTTGAAAAAAGAGTGCTAGAGCAATTAGGAACTGCTGAAGAATATGGAATAATAGGTAAAATAACTGAAAAGAATACAGGATTAGAAATTTATACAAACAAGCACTTAGACGCTAAGATGTTAAAAGATAGCGATATGTATAAGGATGTTCCTGACCAGTTAAAAGTTTCAAGAGCAATAGCTGATTACGTGTACAACGGTATAATTGCTAATGTAGAATCTACAAAAATGTTTGTAGGTAATGTAGCATTTTATAAAAGTATAGAAGATTTCCCAAAAAGATCTAATTTATATAGTACAGGAGTTGCCCCTCTACGTGTATACAAAAACAAAAACAGTAATCTTTACGAAGTAAACCCTCTTTATTTGCAAGCAACGGCTTATGATGTTTTTAAACCCTCTGAATACCTTGGTAATATAGAAGGATATAAAAAAGGTATAGATTTAGCCGATGGTACTACTTGGATAACACCTACATTACGTAAACAACGTATGAAAGGGTTAGGAGAGTGGAATGCTAAAGTAGAAGCAGCTTTTGATAGATTAATGACTGGTGAGCTAAACATCAAAGATGTTGTAATGCTTATGCCTCAAAAAAGTACATCTAGAGGTACAGAGGTAAAAAACAATTTAAATGTACCTTATAGAGAAAAAACTGCAGAAGTGATAATGTGGCCAGGGTTAGTAAATACTGTTCAGTTAAAAGATCTGTATGATAACATGGTGAAACTTGAGCAAGAATGGGCTAGAGAAAACAATGGGCAAGAAATTGGAATGGCTGTTTCGGTAGAGTCTGCAATAAAAATTGGTGCAGGAGAAAGAACTAAAATAGATGATGATTCTGGTAATGTACTAGAAGCTAATGAACTTATTTTAGAGCCTGTAGAAAAATCACATTCTCTATACGGAAAGCAACAAGAAATTAAAGCTAAAGGTGTTAAAGAAGGGACATTTGGTTCTCAAACTAAAATGCTAATGCTTGGAGATATTAATGATAAAATTAATATTGGAGGAAGAAAAGCTACAGAATGGTTGCAAGAAGTACAAAATTTAGAAAACAGTATATCAGATTTAGGTAGACAAGATTTCTTTAATAAGTTTGGTATAAGTGAGGAGCTTGGCGAATACGTTATAGATGAAGATGTATTTAGAAAAGAATTAATTAGACTGTTTGAAGATGATCAGTTTAGAGATGATGCTTTAATAGCAGGTCTAGAAAAAGGTTTAGAGTTTGATGCTATATTCCAATCTAGAAGAAAGATAATGAATAAGCTTGCAAATACTCTAACTAAATCTACAGTAACTTACAAAGCTAAAGGACAGCAAGTAGTACAAATATCTTCTTTTGGGTTTTTAGAAAATCCTGAGTCAAGTTTAAATTTAAGTAAAGAAGCTGAGTCTAAGATTAGATGGTTACGAGATGGTACCACTCCTTTGTCAGGACCAAGAGTAGTAAATAGTAAACTAGAGTTAGCAGAAATACTATTACCTTATAAGGTTATAGAAAGCATACCTGGTTGGGAAACTATGAGTAATGAAGAGCTTAAAGCTGCTATAGGAAAAGATGTTTTATCTGTTATAGGGTATCGTATTCCAACACAATCTTTAGCGTCTATTGATGCTTTACAAATAGTAGGTATACTGCCTCCTGAGATTGGGGATACTGTAGTAGTTTATGAAGACATCACCGCTAAAACGGGTAGTGACTTTGATATTGATAAATTATTTATGCTATTACCGCATGTAAAATACAGTAAAGAAACAGGTAAGCTAGAATTAATTGATCCAAATGGGGTTAGCAAACAATCTTTAGAAAACAAAAGAATTCTTTTATATAAAGAATTGTTTAATTCTGTAGAAGAGTATCCTAGAATTATAAAATCTATAGATACAGAAGACTTAAAAACAGATGCAGATACTATTGCAAAGTTAGCAGGAGAAGAAGATGTGTTTGATGCTTTAAAATTATTTAGCCCTAAATTCCAACAAGAAGTTAAAAGAAGATTCTCTTTAGGAGCTGTAGGTGTAGGTGCTATCGCTAACGCAATTATAGATAATGTAGTGTCTCAAATAGGTAAATTAAATATATCTTATATTGGAATGGGAGCCACTGTAAAACTTCCAGACGGTACAATTGCCACTAGTTTACACGAAACTACTAGAAAAGATGGGTTGCTAATATCTGAAATACAATCAGGGTATATGAACGCATTTGTAGATATTGAAAAAGACCCTTATATAGCAGCACTTAATGTAAACAAAGAAACTTTAAACATAGCTACATTGTTAGTTAGGGCTCAAGTACCTACCAAATGGATTAATAGATTTTTAAAGCAACCTGCAGTAGCAGAGTTTGTAAGACAATCTATGATTAACAAAAGCCCTATATTAGATAGGCAATTTTACAAGTCTAAAGAAATTGAAAGTATAGCTGGAAAATATTCTTCTAAAGAAGCAATTAATTTTGCTTCTATGATCTCAGATGACATAAGTAATATACAAAAAGTTTTAACAATAGAAAACTTAGAAAAAGGTATAACTGGTGAAGATATGAGCTACCAGCTAGCTGTTATTGAATATTTTGATTTAATATATGATAAAGGAAATAAAATATTTGCACAGAATTTAGCATCTAAAGTACACACACAAGGCGTAGGCCAAGATACTATAGAAGCAAGAATGGCTGTACAAATTAGAGATGAGATAGCAACTAGTGATGAGTATGTAGAAATAGGTAACTTTAACGAAAAGTTTGCTGAAGGAACTGTTCTTGGTAAATACTTTGAAAATGGACCAGAACTGTTTTTAGATTTATTTAATAGTAAGTTTTTATCAGGTAGACTAGAAGATAATGAGTTAGCTATGCTAGAAGCTACAAATAATAAAAATTCTCAAGACTATAGATTAAGAAGAAGTATGGAAGACAGACTATATTCTTATATGTATAGCAATCACTTTGTAGGTACTCCAGAACTAGGTAGCGCAGAAGAATTGTTGTTTGACTCTAATACTAATAGATCTTTAGTGCAAGATTTTGTGATTATGTCTGAAAAATATCCAGAAAATATATTGCTAGGTAAAGATAAAGGGATTCTTAGGTCTAAAATTTATAGAAATGCTGAAGGTATTAATAAAATGCCTAGTATGATATTTATGAGCAATGCTAAATTCTTACCTACAGATAGTAAAAAACTAGCAATTCAAGCATGGGAAGACGGTTTAAACTCTGATAATGCATCAGAAAAAGCTTTTTATCAAAAATTAGTAAAGTATTCGTATATTACGTCAGGATTTAGAGGAGGGTTAAAAGCGTTCCATAGTCTTATACCTATTATGTGGAATATAGAAGATAATTTTAACGAATCTGTGCAAGAACTTAAGCTAACTTCAGGAGATATACTGCATGCAGGTATAGATCAAGTAATAAGACATGAGTATAAAAATACTAAGTATGCTCCTAGATTACGTAAAAGTGATTCAGTATCTCCTTTAAGTAAAAAGAAAGGATATAGAGATGGATTTAGACTTTTAGGTAGGGAAGCTAAAAAACATATAACTACAAGATTTGTTACATTAAATATGGGTATAACCCCAGCTAATCCTACAGGAGAAATACTGTTATTTAAAAATGGAGGATACGAAGTAGTTAATAAAGGTGGAGAACAGTATTTAAATCCTATATTTTATCCTATATCTCCTTTAGGTTTAGATATGGACGGAGGATTTAGAATAAATGAATATAGATTTGATAAAGAAGAACCTAAAAGTATGCTTGAGCAAAACCAAGTAGTTGCTAGTAGAGAAACTATGAAAATAGTTAATGCAGCTTACGAGTTTGAAGCTAACAATGATTTAATTCAAGAATTTACTAAACCAGAATGTATATAATATGTCGTGTGAATTAAAAAATAACTTAGTAAGAGAGTTTACTAAACAATTTGACAAAGAAGAAGGAGATCGTATAGGTGAAGCAGCTTATTTGCATGTATACACTCCTGCATTTAAAAGATATTTTGGTGACTTTACAAATCCTGCAGTTGCAAAAGATAGGAAAGACATGAAAGACGGTCTCCCTACTGCAGAATCAGTGATGGAATATTTTAAGAAGAAAGGTATGAAAGCAGAAAAAGATTTGCCTGCAACATACATGAAACTTATAGATAAATACACACCTACTACACCTACAAGCGTAAGAGAAGACTTAATACAGCAAACAGAAGCTTTGTTAAAAAGAGTGGCTAAAGAGGTGGGGGATTATGCAAAAACTAGAACACAAAAAGGGTCTCCTATGCAGAGACAGAAAAAACAAAAAGCAGATTTTAAAAATAAAGTGCAAGGACTGCTAACTAAACTGCAGACATATAAAACAGAAGAGGCTTTAGTAGAATACGTTAAAGAAGTTAATGCAAATATAGATAGTATAGAAAAAGCTTTAAAGCTAAGATCTAAAGATGTAAACGTACACTACGAATACTTAAAACGACTTAGATATTTTGCTGCTATTGAGGATGTAGTTTATATAATAAACAAAAACCCTAAGTTAAAATCTAAATTTGACAAAAGTAAAATTAACTATTCTAAGATAGCGGATAGAATACAAACTCTTAAGCAAAAATTATCAGAAAGATTTATTGATGTTCTTGGTGAAAAATGGGGGCAGGTAGAAGGTAAGCAGACTAGAATAGCTAAAGATAATTATGCTAGAAGTTTTGGAGAATACTCTACTTGGAAAAAGAATAATCCTGGAAAAACAAGTGTAGAGTTTGCGCAAGAAAAAGCAGCGCACGTAGATAAATTAGTAGAGTTAAATAAAGCAGAGTTACAGCAAGCAGAAAAAGATTTTATTAAAAGAAACATGCTTTCTGTGTCTGACGATATTAGTTGGATGGATGCTTATTTTGGTAACCCTAGAGATATTACAGACGATATAATACAAATAGCTGTAGAAGTGCTTGATAAAGCTGATTACATTGTAATGCGAGAAACTATAAATAAGACTAAAGAAGCTTATGATATGTTTGAACGTTACAAAGAAGGAAGAGACACTAAGGACATGACTAAGCTGTATGCAGACCTTCTTTCAAAAGACAGTAAAGGCAATCTTACAGGGTTTTTAATTGGTAATATTAAAGCAGAGTATTGGAAAACTCGTAAAGAATTTTACGAAAAGAAAATGATAGCCATAGAAGAATATGGTGAAACTAGTGATCAAGCTAGAGCGGCTACTGCAGCTTTAAAAACTTGGGTAAATGCAAACTCTATAAACGGGCAAGTTAATAAACCAAAATCTAAATGGATTGATCCTGCTTACGAGTATTTTAAAGATAAAAACAACAAGGGAGAAGCTAGATACGATATGTATTGGTTTTTAGTGGACCTTGCAGAGAAGAGAGATAAGAATTACTTAGGTAGACCTGGAGGATTAAGATTACCTGCTATAGAAAAAAGTGTGTTAGAGCGTACTTTTGAGAATGGTGTGGCAGACACAGTATCTAAAACGTTAGGAGATACATTTAGGGTGAGAGCATCTGATGTAGATCTACATAACGAAAATCCTGATGAAACAGAAGCAGAAGGTTGGAGCAAAATAAAAGAAAGTATCCAACGTGTAAGCTATGTAAATCTAGATGAAAACCAAAAAATAGCTAGGACTATACCTAGATATTTTAATGATCCTAAGAAAAGAAAAGAGCTTGCAGAGAAAGGAGATCAATCGTATGATTTAGTAAGTATGTACTTAATGGATTATTGGGGATCTTTAAACTTTAAAGAAAAGTATAGTGTACTTCCAGAGCTAGAAGTTTTTAAAGAAGCAGTGGCAACTAGAAAAACAGTGCAAAAAACATTTGGAGGTACTTCTAAAGTGGCTAAAAAGTTAGGCCTTAGTAAAAATGTACCTGCAGTTATTAGTGGTACAGAATCTAATGCGTATAAAGCTATACAAAGTTTATTAGAAGATAGAATCTATGGTATAAAGTCTGTAGGTAGTGCAACAGTAAATAAAATTGCACAATCTATTATGGGCTTTACAGGAGATTTATTTTTGATAGGTAACTACTTTTCTGCTGGAGCATCTTTATTCCAAGGTAAAACTATGAACTTTATAAAAGGTGTAGGGGGATTAGATTTTAACTTAAGAGATGTTGCTAAAGCTGAGGCTAAGTATGATTCAGATGTAATAAATTTAATAGCAGATATTGGAGCATTAACTCCAAGCTCTAGAACAAATTTACTTGGAGAAATATATGACTCTACGCAAGATTGGAGTGCAGTAAGTAAAAAGTTTGCAGGCACAACTAAAATTAGTCAGCTAGCAGACAAAAGCACATTACATTTTTTAACAAGTATGGCTGAGAATTACATACAAAACACTTTAATGTATGCATTTCTAAACGGTATAAAAGTTAAAAATGCTAAAGGCCAGTTTATAGATAATGAAGGAAACGTTGTAGAAGATAAAAAAGATGCAATGTCTCTTGATGAGGCTTATGAAAAAGATAAGTCAGGAAGAAGACTTGTTATTAAAAAGATAGCGCAAGGTATAGAGCTTAGTAGCGGGCAAACTTATTGGTTAGATAAAAAGAATTTACAGCAAACAGAGTTTGTAGTTAAAAGATATTTAAACCATATTAATAGAAGATTAAACGGTAACTACGATAAGAACAACCAAGCAATGGCTCAAAGAGCAGCTACAGGTAAACTTGTTATGATGCTTAGAAAATGGTTAGAACCTGGTATAAGAAGAAGATACAGAGGTGTAGGAACTTCACTAGTACCTAAAGAGTATTTAACTGAAGAAGATGTGTATTACAATAGAGAAATACAAGATCTCGACGAAGGTACTTACACAACTATGATAAGATTTATAGCAGGAATTAAGAAAGATACTAGAAAGTTTAGTATGGAACTTGTTTCTGATAGATGGCATCAACTTTCTTTAAGAGAGAAGTCTAACATGAAAGAAATGACTACTGAGTTAGCTACCATAGTTCTTGCATTAATTACATCTTCTTTACTGTACGGAGCAGCTCAAGATGAGCCTGATGAAAAACAAAAATTTGCAATGATGATGGCTTCTTTTTACACTAGAAGACTTTACTCTGAATTAGTGGGGTTTGCAAATCCACGAGAAGCATTACGTATTTTAAAATCTCCTGCAGCATCTATAAGTTTAGTGCAAAATAGCATGGAAATAATGGACAGATTCTTTGAAGACGGTATTAATGTAATAGCAGGAGGAGAAATGGAAAGATATGCTTCTGGTAAAAGAAAAGGACAATTAAAACTTACAAAAGAAATTAACGACGTAATTCCTATATTCTACCAACTAAATAGAGATGTAGAAGATACTATGGGATGGTTACTTAAACCTTTAGCATAATGAAACTAGGATTCGGATTAACATGGGCAAAAGGAATAGTATTTGGTGTACGTCACTTCCAACCAGAAGAGCATGCACCTTACTATGAAGTACAATTTTTTTTAGGATTAATACAAATTTTTATAATAATAGATTATGGCAACATTGACGATAACACACACTGAATCTGTACTTCTTGGAGACGGTAGTGGAACAGACAGAGGAACAACAAACGTTCAAACATTAACAGTATCAGAGGTATCTCATAGAATCTCAAGTGTACCTACAGCAGGTTTAATACCTTTTGTTAAATTTGGGCCAATGCCTGGAGCAGGAATTTATGAAGATGGGGAAGTAAAATATCTACGTATTACAAACTTAGATGCTACTAACTTTATTACAGCTAAAATTCAAATGGCTGATTCAGAATATTTTGTAAAATTAGAGGCTGAGGGTAGTGACGAAGGTAGTAATACTTTTATTTTAGGTCCTACACTAATGGACGCACATGAAGATGGAGATTCAGGAGTGAATGTATCTCCTACTCTTGCAAACATAGATGTAATATCTTTACAATCTGATACTGCATCATGCAAAGCAGAAATATTTATAGCTGTAACTTAATAAAAAAAAAGGGGGAAGGCTATAAAGCCAACCCCCTTCTATTAATTCCTCACAAGTACAACAACAAGTTAACAACAACACAAAAACTTGTGAAGATTAATGCTTATTATATGTGATCTAGTAATAATGAATCAGCAACAGCACTACGCTCTGCTAGCTCATCTTCTATTTGTTTAATTAAAACGCCTTTAGACTCTTCGTACTGTGCAATATCGTCTACCATAGTAGCCATATCAAATGCAGAGTAATCAGATTCTAAGTAAATATTAGCATTCTCGCCATTTGTAATAGCAATTGGATAATACTCACAGCATCTCATCTTAGTATTGTTATAGTCAGTAGGAACTGCTACAACATTACGAGGGCTTACTAGCACCTCTAGTATTACACCTCCACCATAACCAAAGTCATGTACATAATCCATAGAACCTACATGTAAACCTGCAGAGCAAGTTCTATCAGGATCAGAGTCACATTCTTCTCTTGGCATTGTGATAGCTTCACCAACTTTAACAGTCATACCATGTGCACCTGAGTGATATGGTTTAAAAGTCATAGACTGATTAAGTGTTTCTTCTATACGCTCACCTGTGTTTTCATCGTAGCTAACGCTTACAATTTCTTCACCTGTTTCTGCATCATACTTACGAGCAACTTTCACTGCTTTGTAAGCTAAGAAATAACCCTTATCAGTTATTGGATGGCCATTGTGTTCTAAGAAGCCAAACAACTGTTGTCTAACGCTTTTGTCAGGGTTAAGCAACGTGTGTTTCCAGAAATTAACTAAAGGCTCTACTGCAAGTCCTTTATCAATATATTCTAGCAATTTCTTAGCTAGAAATTCTGGTATTGGGTCGCTAGTACCTTTAAGATACATAGCTGAATTCCCATCAAACTCAAATCTTCCATCTGATTTAAATTGGATTTTCTTTGCTGGTACACAAAGTTCTTCTATCTTTGTTATAATATCTACTCTCTCAGTTAGAATATTACAAGAATTGTATTGCTTTACCAGAGCAATAACTAGTTCAGCATCAGGAGAATCCTTTCGGATTCTCTTGTGCTTTCCATCAATAATTACTGTAACGTCGTTTGGCGTTACTTTAGCTACTAAGTAATTCATCTTTTTGATTTTTAGCTGTTAATGTTAATTTAATTTGTTGAGTGTCAGGCATTTTGCCTTTTAAAGATAAGAAATTTTCAATTGATTTCCTAGAATCTGAGTTAAAGTCTACATAGTTTAAAAGCTCTAAACCTTGCGAATACTCCACCACTTCTTCTAGTTTATCTACTAATTCCATGTCATATCTAACAGTATCTGGAATATCTAGGTTCATGATTTCTTCTACAACAGGTTGTATATCATCTTCACAACGCCAACATCCGTTGGTATTCTGTTTATAAAAGTTATTTAGACTATAAAATTTACTATTTAAATCTTTGTCATAAGGTTCAAAATAAGTTAAAAATCTAATTTTTTCTATATATTTACCAATATACTGCGCAGTAGCAAATCTCTGCAAGTGTGTAGAATCTTTCATAAACTCATGTGCTGTTATAAATCCATCAAGGTTTGCAAATTGCTTTGCAACATCTTTAGATACTTTTAATACTCTGTAATCTGACTCAAATCTGTATAGATAATTGTAGTTGTTACTATAAAAAGCTCTACTACTACCTAAAACTTTGACAACTTTCTCAAGCTCATCAAGATCCTTTGTTTCAGCATAAACTACAGCTTTAAGTTTAGGATCTCCTTCTTCAGGGTGCAACATTACTTGCAAATCTGAAATTTTATACTCTTGGTTAGTGTACTTAATTTTAGTTTCATAACCATCAGCTTTAAATTCAGCATTACGAGCAAATACTTGCTTGTTTACTTTACGACGAGTCTTGTTATCAACTACATCTCCCATAAGTTCGCTGTCTAGTTCAGTTTCTTCTACATCTGAGTATTTAATCATACTTGAAGATTTACCTAACAGTCTACTTACAGTGTTAAATGTTGCAGTTTTCTCATAAGAAGGTCTAGGGTCATTTAAATTAAGTTTAGTATCTAAAGTCCTTTCTCCTATTTTAGCAGGATCAACTTTAAAAGCTACAAATTCTCCTACACTATTTATAAGAGTGTAATCTTTATTTTTACTAAAGTTACTGTCTACATAATAGAAATTAGTTTTGTCGCTTAAAGCTGAAAACAAGTCATACCAAGAGTTACACTCTCTTTTGTAAATTGTTTCTCCACCTATAGCACCTTTATTACTAACTAGCTTGCAATGATAAAAACTAATGCCATCAAACACTTTATGAAAAGCCCCTGTATCGTTAGTATTCTTATCGCAACTTAGTTTAGGAAATGGAACAAAAGGTACATCATAATAACCTACTCCTGCAATATCTGATTTTACTGCATTAGGGTCATCACTTGTCATCCTTCTCCAAGTACTATGTCCTTGCCCTAAAACGCTAATAACTCTTAAATATTCACCAAAATCAGTGATATTTTCGTACTTTTTGTTAATTTGTTGCTTAAATTGCCCTAAAACAGATTTTAATTTATCTTGAATAAGAGATATAGTTTTAGATGTATATCGTAACTCCTCACGAGAAGGAACTAAGTCTAAAACACCGATATTAAATTTAATACCAACACTACCTCTAAAATCAGATTCACTAAAATCATCTAACATATTCCAGTTAAGTGGATACACTACTTTACCAACAAGTAGAAAAGGTTCTCTACCGTCGTTAGTTATAATGTAATCGTCAGTTTCTTCAGTAACTTTGTAAGAGGAATCACCTGAAGTATAATAGTTATTTACTTTCCCTATAGATTCTACAACATTCTTGAATACAAGATTGTCAAAGAAACATAGTTGAGTTGCAATAGACTCTTTAAAAGATCTTCTATCATAACTATCTTTAATAGGAACAATTACGGTGCTACCGTTTTGTTGATCTGTACTTGCTTGGTATACTTGATCCATATGGGGGACATTGTCGTTGTTACGATATATCATATAATATGTTTCAGTACCATTGTGTCTACTAGACACGTAGAAAGTATCTGAATAAGCTAAAGGTGATTTAGCACCTAAGCCAAAGCCGCCAATCTCATAGTTGTTGTCTCTCTTAGTAGAAGCACCGAATGTAGTAAATACATTAGCAACTCTATCTTGCGAAAGACCGCAACCATAATCATGGAACATAATACACTCATCTATTCCTAGAATTGTGTTCTTCTCTACGTATTCAATGCAAACCGTTTGCTTCTTAGACCAGAAAGACTTATCATCTTCTGCTTCCATTGGAATCTTACCCTCTAACTTAAGGTTCCGCTCGCGGTTTGCATCTATACAATTTGAAGTGATCTCACGGACAATCGAACCAATAGGGTCCGAGTATAAATTAATCAGGCTATCCATAATGATAGCCTGAGATCCGTCCGTTATTTTAAACTTGTGTTGTTTTTGTACGCCAATTACTTCATTGACGTTTGTGTGTTGTTGTAGTTTCATTTAGTCAAATGGATTTTCCACTGGCTTGATAGGGTCTACATATTTGTATTTATCTGAATAAATTTCAGAATCCATGTCGGGGACGGAGGATACTTCTGAATCTTCTGGTATAGGTATATTAAGTTTTTCTTCCCACTCTTCTCTAAGATCAGGGTGTTTAAATAAAACTTGTGCTACTCTATGTGTAGGAGTTTTTATGTTATGAAATTCAAATAAAGAAATCTTATATGCTTGAGGAAACTCAGAATATTTGCCTTCTTTAAATAAATCGTATACATTTTGATGCTTTTTAGGCACTTTAAATACATACATAACATGGTATTTATCAGGGTCATACGAATCTATATAAAGTTTAGTAGTTGTTAAGTAGTTTTCATATTCTAAAAACTCTTTTTCTCCACTAAATCTAAATAGTAAAAATATGTGATTGTTATCGTCAGGTCTATCCTGACTGCCAATGTAAGTGTTAATTAAATTTTCTTTCTTAATTTTTACATACTCTTGCAGCATAGGCAATATGTATGTAAATGTTTTATTTCGCATCAGCCTCCCTTCGTAATCTCTCTTCATAGCGCGAATTTAATCTAATATGTAACAGTGCTCTCAAATCCTTGCTTTACACCAAAGTTATTAGCTTGTTTATAGTGTTTATACTCAGATAATAAAGATTTAATTTCTTTTTGGCCTGATTCTAACCATTCTGCAGGAAGTTGAAATACTGCACAATCATAAGACCCTTTAGTGTCTACTGCTACAATAAAAGACTCTACCTCGTATCCAGGATACTCAGCTTTAACAGCATTCTCATAAAAAGCTAGTTGTCTATGGTAAGAGTATTGTAAACAAGAATACATAAAACCTGTAACATGCCAATCTCTTAACAATATACCTGTTTTAGTATTTAAAGGAATGCACTCACCGTAAACTTGACTGCTTGTAGTTTTAAGATCTATTAGTTTTACAGTTTTAGCTTTATGGTCTACAATAAGTCTATCTGCTTTAGATTTACATTTAACACCTTCTTGCTCAAAATACAATTCTTTCTCACTAAAAGTTTCCACGCTTTCATCTTCTACAAACAATAATTTATTTGATACTACATGCCCTTTAAGGGACATTAAACATCCTTCTATTATTTGCTTATCTTTTTGATTTAAAGCTATTTTGCCATCTGCTTCTTTTAGAAAATTATAAAAAGCTATGTTTTCAGGTTTATTCTTAAAACTTTTAAGAACTGTAGCAGGTTTAGTGTGACTTTCTTTGTACTGTGCAGCAGCATACGCTGTTTCAGGTATCTTATCTTCTGGTATTCCAGATTTCTCTAGCTCAAAGTATGCCTTAATATACTCTCCCATTTTACCTGACACAGGCTCAATATCAGCCATAATAAATTTCTCAGGCTCAAGAGTAAACATATGAATAAGAGTTCCAAGCTGCATTGCACCGCTTTTAGATTGCATTTCTTGTTGCTTACGCATTAAGAATCTTCGTGGAGATAATTTTAACTCTCCTAAATCGCTGTTAGAAATATCTTCTTTAGCGAAGTAATTTTGATCTGACATTTTCGTCTTCTGTTTTAGTTAATAATTCCATATAATCGGTGTACAACTCTTGGCGTTGTTTGTAAGCATTAATTTTAGCATTAGCTACTACTCTATCGCCTTCGTCGTTCATGTGATTAACATACAGCTCAGGATCGTCTAAAGCATTTTCAAGATAATATCTTACAATATTATCTCTACCATGATCCATAGCAGATGTTAATAATCTAATGTCCATAAAATGTCTAAGATAATTGAAACAATTAAGCTTAAAATATTCAGGATATTTAATTTTTAATTTTGACATAATTAAGATTTTAAAACATTAATATAAACTCCTGGATTTTCTTTATCATACTCATACTCTAAGAATATAGGTACTATCTCATCAGCATTGTCATCAGTTATCCACCCATATTTAGTCATCTCATCTTGTATAGTTTGCGCAGGGTTGATGTAATCAAACTTGTGCTTACTTTTTCTTACAAACTTAAATGTAACTCTATATGGTTTTCCTTCTGTTGATTTTTGTTTAACAAGTTTAAGAAAATCTTTCTTGTGTTTAATCCAAAACTGCTTACTAGTCTTATAGTAAGTAGCAGTTTGTTTAGATACTATAAAGTATCGTCCCGTCCATCTTCTTCCATTCTTGCTCGATGGGACATTTCCTGGTATGAATATTCCTCTTGGCATACATATTCTATTAGTTCCGCTGCACCTTTAACTCCATTAAGAGCTATAAAGTCTGAAAAGTCTTTTGACTTATAGTCAAAGGTATTGAATTTTCCGTTAGTAAAAAATAACGGTATAAATCCATACAACTTTCTATGTCTATTGGCAAAAGATATTCCAGTTCTATCAAAGTCATATAATATGTATATTCTTGCAAATCTGTCAGTTAAGTCTTTAACAACATCTGCAGGAATGACACAACTTTCTGACGATGGTGCCACTGAAGGTATTCCGAATATATCCAAACACATAACATCTTTTAGTGATTTAGTAATAACTAACGTGTCCCCCCGTAGTGGAAGTTGGCTCAACCCTTGTAGATCAGACACGCTAGTATTACTTAACCATTTAAATTTACTATATGGTTGATATATTTTCATTTTTCCATCAGGGAAATGATATGCATATATAGGATTAAAACGATTACTGCTAACAATAAGATTATCATTAACCCATACATTGTTGGCAGCTCGTACATTATATTTATTAAGAATTTTACAACATATTCCATATTTAGACCAAAAGGTTTTATCTTCTTGGGAATTCCAAGGGCGGGACTTTATTTGTATAGTAGTAGATGAGTCTTCAATGTTCTCAAACTTTTTATTGTGTACACCATACTCTTGTTTAGTAGGTTTAGCAAATGTAGTGGAAGATATTCCTAATTGGAAATCATTGTCAATCATTCTATAAGTAGTAAACCTAGTGGCGCTATACATCCTTGTTAAGAATGTAAAGCAATCACCAGAATCACCAGTACTAAAATCTTTATAGAAAAACTTACCACTACTATGTTTAAATACAGTAAAAGAAGGGCTACGATCTTTCCTTAACGGAGATCTCATAGCTCTACCCATTTTGAAGTCATCTCCTATGTAATAAGAAAAGATGTCTAGACAGTTAATTCTGTCTAGAATCTCTTCTTCACATAGTTCTACTATTTTAGTCCCATACATTAGGGTCTAATTAAAATGGCATCTCTGCACCACCTGTTGCCATAACTGTTGTAGGATTTGATCCTGCTACAGCATCTGGTTCAGGCTTAACTAGCTTCTTCTTATTCCAATCTGAAATATAAATAGTAGTTTTCTCTGCAGGAATTGCCATGTTCTCAATAAAGTTAGGGTACTTAGGAAGAGATACATACTTACCTTTATAGATAAATAGCATTCTAAACTTAGTTCCTGCAAACTTTTGTCCAAACAAAGCAATCACTTTGTTACCATACTCTGCAAATGTGCTTACATTTTCTATAACGAAATCTGCTTCGCTCATAAATTTAGTAGCAATATGCTTTACACGACGAGATACATCAGTTGCCTGTTTTTCTACATCACCATAGTCTGGGTTTGCAGGAAATTCTGCATGCTTTACGCTTGCACCATTAGACTGTTTGAACTCAAAGTCAAGTCTTCCGCCTTGATCCATATTTAGTGATACGCTCACTAGTTCACAATTTTCTTGAATACCTACTGCTGGCATTACTCCACCAGTACTGTTACTTTCTACGTTACTTCCGTACATTTTTCTCTCTTTTAAAATTAATTATTATACTCTTCGATAGTGTCAGCCACTAACTTTAAATCGTTTGGAATTTTAACAGACCCAAACATGTCTTTAGGGGCTTTACCAGTGTTGGCGCCATCGTTTTGTGTTATAAACGAATACTCCATACCATTCTCACCCTTTGTGACGTCTGTATACAATACAATAGTAAACATACCCTCCAAGGTAACTACATTGTCCATCATTTTACCGATAGTCTTTGCTTTAGTAACTTTGTTACCATGTGCATCGAATGTAACCTCTGAGTGCATCATAAACACAACCAATAGATCTTCTCGCATAGCTTTCACTGCATTGATAACTGACCAAGCATTCTGAGCAATCTCAGTAAACTTTTTGAAGCCAGTCTCATTAGCTCTACGCATATACTCGTTAGCCATTGTGTATTGATAATCGTCAATAATAATCGTCTTTATTTCAGGACGTTTTTCATTAACGTAATTCAAGCAACCAAGAATCTCGTGCGGTACATCTGTAGAACAGAATCTACCACCAGGATTCTCCTTGTCGAATATAGGATACTTCCCCTTCCATCCTCTAAATGGTAACGCCTTGCGGGCTACATTTATAATGAAAGTTGATTCAGGGTTTAGATTTTCAATTGAAGTGGATTTCCCTGTTCCACTTGAGCCAACTATTAATAGTTCTTGTGCCATTAGTTTTCTGTTTTTACAATATTAGTTCCTAGGCATTGTGTACAATTGGTTTCTTTTGTGGTTGTAATCCAATCGTCGTCACAATCTTTGCAATAATAAGTCATGTTAAAATAGATTAATTTCGGTTTTTACTTTTTCTTGTTCTGCGTGTCTTGCATTCCATTTGGTACCTCTAAGCTCTTTGTGCTTTTCTTGTAATTTACGACGACAACGTCCTACCCCCTCGAAAGACGGGTATTGTTTGCTGTGTAAACCTTTTAGAAAATCTCTAGTGCTTAGAGTTGTTATATCAATATTGTAAGCCAATAAGATAAAACCATATAGAACATAATCACAGTCTCTAGCCTTGGGCTTGTTGAGTAGTATCACTGACACCCTCTTCTCGTACTTCTTGATTTTCATTGCTTGAATAGCTTGCTGGTTTAGCGTCTAATATTTGATTATGCGCCAAATCATTCTCCATTAAAGCAATGCAAGGCTCGCCCTCCCTGACCTTCAAGTAATGCCAAAATATAGCATTAGTTGTAGGCCATCTCTTTGGGCCATATGCCCTAATACCAAGCATCTCTGGACGGTGTGTTACCACTACGATGTCAGAATACATATAACATGCATCTGCACCGAAGATGTCTTGCTTCTTAGGGTAATGTAAATCAGGGTTTTGGATGCGCTCTGAATTTTCTATGTTACGGTTCATTTGAGATATTAGAATAAATGACACTCTAATAACTTTTTTTAATCCATTAAACATAGCCATCAAATCATAGAGAAGATCTCTATCTTGCGCTCCTCCAACCTTCTTTACAAGCAAAGTATGATCTAACATAACTATAACAGGCTTGTCTTTGTCTTTAGAAAACTTTAATATAGTTGCCTCTAGAGCTTTAACACTACCTGGTATATCTACATAGTTTATATCATACTTATTTAACTTGCGAGCTTCTTGTACTGCATTCATATAGTAATTGTCATTCAACGTAAAGTTTTCTGACGAGCTATATAGCTGCTGTGTAGTAAGTTTCATCTTATTACTAAGTTTACGGCCAATTAGCCGAGAAGAAAGCATCTCAAAGTTAAATGAGAGTATTGCAAAGTCATCCTTTTCGTTAAGATCTTTCAATCCTGTCTCAAGTTGACCTAGCACTGCAGTTTTACCGCTACCAGACATACCAGCAATAGTTGTGATAGTCTGCCATTCTATACCACCCATAGAAATGTTGTTAAACTTTTTCCAAGGTGTAGCAAGAGATTTAATTGTGCCTTTACGTCTACCATCAATGTAGCGTAATGCTGCACTAGATGCTTCTGAAATGTGGCGCCACGGTAATGGCTTTTGTTCTTCATTCATATTAAATCTCCTCCATAGTTTTGTTCGTCCGAAGGTTTAGGTGGTTCAACTCCTTCATACATAGTCCAAGCTTCTTGGTTTAAGTATGAGCTCATCATCTTCCACGGCGGACGAAAATCATTAGTGTAGCTTGCTTGCTTTCTATCCTCGTGTTCTGCTGCAATAGCATTGATTATAGTTTCATGCAAGCCTGGTTTTCTCTCTATTAATGTTATGTATTTAAGCTTGTTACGCTTCATATCATTATGGAGAGGCCTACCTCTATCCTTCCTAGGGTAAGCAATTGCAAATTGATTCCAGCAATCTTCGCATCCCCGTACTGTAAATAAATCCAACGCTTTTTGACGGAGTGTAAGTGACTCGTCGGGCATTATTTTAATAAAGCCTCGTGTCTGTAGTTTTTCTCTGTCAACGGGTAAAATTTCTAAGTACTTTTGAATTTGCTTTTCTCCTCCACTTTTAAGGAAAAGGTATACAAACTCACTGGGGGTGAGGTGATTGCCTTTCAACTTGGTTAAGTTCAAAGATACTTTCATCGCAATTTAAATATTTATCGAGTTCCTCTTCAGTTAAACTTACCAAAGAATCGTCTGGTAAGCATTTTAATCCATCTTCACATTGTATACAATTACTCATAACATTTTAAATTACCATCACTGTCTCTACGATGTGCTAGAAGGAGGTTTAAAGATACGTCATTTTCTTGTAGTACACAACCAAACTCTAGCCTTAAAATCTCTGCTATGTCTTTGGCTGTCAACAACATAATGTCGTCATAATAAAATTTTAGCACTTGCATCAAGTGCCATATTTCATTAAATTCTAACTTCTTTCCTTTGTAGGGACTGTCTTTCATATTATATTATTTATACGGCAGTATAACCTTCCATTTCAATCATTTGTTTATTAAAATGTGCTTTATACTCATTTAGGATATAATCCTCTGTAAATGTATGTAATTTAGTGTAGTTTTCCAAAGCATTTGATGGGTGTGAAGTTTTAAGCGCTTCAGTGCACGCATTGTAAGCAGACCATAGGTTTCTAGACTTAAATACTTGAGATTCGAACCACTCTTTAGTAGCTGTCTTAAGTTGTGCGCCATTCAAAACGTTCTGATTTACGAACAATTGACCAAAGTAATCACCTACTTGCTCATTACTAAGTTGTATGTCGTGCATATAACTAGCATCCTCTTGTGCTTTACCGTGTAATTTATCAGTTTGTGTAAACAATTCTGCAATTAATGCATCCATGTCTTCCTCAATATTCTGAGTGTGTTTACGTAGTTTTACAATATCACCTACAAACATTAAGTTAGAGCACACTGTAATTTGTGAGCCTGCACATAAGCCTATTGGTAATGTTTTATCGTATGAGTTACGAAATCCTACTGAGATGTCAGAACCTTTAGTATCGCTTGGAAATACCATAGAGCCAAACAATTGTTGTCCTCTTTGGTTTGTTTCTAACGTTGTTTTAATAGGTTGTCTGCCGTAGTGAAGCATTCCTGCTTTCTTTACTCTTGTTACTAATTCTTGGTGACTCACTGGTATGTAAGTCTCAGTACGCTCAGGTACTGCTATCATGCTGAGATCAGCGAAATCTACTAATTTTGCCATTACTTCCGTCTTGTTTAGGGTGTTTATAAGTTCGCATAACACTTGGTGTGTTATATGTTTTAGGATAGCCAAAGCCAAACACTAGTTCAAATATATTTTTTGTTACTATGTTTTCTTTAACTTTTTTTACTTTAACTTTTCTCTTAACTTTTGGTATAAGAGGATTGTAATCTAAATAATCTTTACTAGGCATATTAAAATATGTATCTGATTGTGTTCCAAGGTATTGTTTTTTCGTGCACTGCTTTAAATGCATCTATGTATAGAGGCTTTAAGTGTCGAGCATACCTTATATTGGTTCCACCATACTGCGAGACTTTCTCTTCTTGTATAGCTGGGTTCCAGAGATCTAACTCTGTTTCAGGGTGTTTCTTTAAGTTTTCTTCATGTTTCTTTTCATTGTGAGTTAAAAATATTACTTCTGCATGTACTTGATCTTTATAATCAACGTAATCGTTCATCATATCAAACAAGTATCTATAATCCTCTAGCCAATTGTCTTCTATAATAATTGGGCTAAAGTTCACATGGACATTGTATCCTGCATCTATAAATGCATTAATAGCTTTAATTCTATCAATGATTTTAGATGTGTTAGGCTCATGAATGTCAGACATGTGCTGTGGCATCAAACTAAATCTAATACGTATTTTACCTTGCGGATCAAAGTTAATTAGATTAGGGTTAACATACTTAGTAGCAAATGCACCCATTGCAACAGGGTGAGTTTTAAAGAATTCAAAGATTCTTTCCCAATCATGGTATTTAGCATGCAGTGCAAAGTCTTCGTTACAACTAATGTCGTAGGTAGTATAGTCTGCGTGCGTTTGATTAGGTTTCTCTACAGGTGTAAAGTATGCGTGGTTATTTATTGCTGTAAGTATGTCGCCTGTGTTTGTAGATATTGATAGACCATCAGGTTTGTGTCGTTTCATGTAACAATATGAGCAATTGTATAAACAACCGTAGCCAAATGAGGGGGATATAAAATCTGTGCTACGACCTGATGGTCTTATCAACATTGATTTACGCGTTACTTTCTGTAGTATCACGCAATTGTTTTTTAATCTTTACTACTTGTTCCGCTGTTGTGTTTAGAAAGTCTGTTATTAGTTTTAGCTGACTTTCCATGTTTTCGTGCACCTTGTTGTGCTTTTCCAGTATTTCTACTATTGTGTTTATTTTTTCTTCCTGCGTTAGAGCCATTGTTTTTTTGTTTTTTTAGGTTATAAGCTGTTGCATTTATATGCACATCTTTCACTTTTTTTGTTTTAATCATCATCCATACTATGTACAGACTTACTAGGCATACTATACCTAATGCTAATTGTGTTATCATAATTAAAGTTTAAAATAATATATATCTTCTTTATATTGCAAAGAATATCTTTTATTAGAGCAATACGAAAAAGGTGTTTTAATGTTATCTCCTACAACAACAATTTCCACTGCTTTTACAGTGCATGTAGCATTGTAACAATCTGCTTCAACTTTTAAATTTAAGCTTTGCTGATAGCAATCGTTATTTGTTGTTGCTGTGATAGCATAGTATTCTTGCGCAGTACACGTTAAAAATGTAAAAACACTTGCAATTAGAATTAAAATGTTTTTCATAATTTAATTTTTAGTTAATAATATATGAGCCAATTAGTTTTTCTATTCGGCTCATGTATGCGGTATTACACCCGTTAGGGTATAATTAATCACTTATCAAGTCATTTTATACCCGTTGGGGTACGATTTAGCATAATAATAAAATAGGCGCCATGTGGTTTGGCAGTATCGCCTGGAATCACGGTCTTAAAAGAGTGCACTCAATTCTCTTACCTAATTTACACAGCCTGTAGTCTTATTGGTATTGTTGAGACATTACCACTAGCTATGTTTAAACTGTTATTTCTTCTACACTATTTACCCATCTTACATCTTGTCCTTCTTGACGCTTGTTGAGCCAAGATACTTCCTGTGTGTCAGGCGCATAGAGATTAATAATTACAGCTGTTTTACCTGGTACATATCTAATGATACGACCTGTACGCTGTATGTTGTCTAGCTTTTTAGAATTACCTGCAGCCACAATACCAAGAGAGCAATCTGGTACATCAAAACCTGCATTCAAAGCCTTTACTGAGCTTATCACACGTTGTTTTGTTCTACCATCTTTAAACTTTCTAAGTATCTCTGCTTGCTGCTTCTTTGTACGCTTACTATGAAAACTAAGACATATACTACCAAGTTCTTCTTGTACCTCATCTGCAAAGTTTGTAGAAGCACTAAATAATAATGCTTTACGGTCATTAAATGTGGTAAGAATCTCTTTGATAACAGGTATTTTAGCTTTAGAGTTTTTACATACATCACCACGCTTACGCATAGCATTGTAGTAAATAGCAGCCATAGCTTTCATCTCAGGTGGTGCGCTTGGATCACTCAAATACTGTTTAGCATTGTTAAATGATTGTGCTCCACCAAAGCCTATTTGACTTGCTGCATATCTAAACTGTGCGTTAGCTTTGTTGTAGAGCTGCTGCTCGTCTTTTAGCATAGGTACTGCAAGATTATACACAAGGTAATCGCTCACCCATCCATTTGTATGACATTCCTCAATAGGAACTTCATCAATAACAGGTGCATATTCTAGCAATACTTCGTGCATACCATCTGTACGCTCTATTGTAGCTGTCAAACCAAATATAAATTCATACTTAACTGTGTCAAACACCTTAATAAACTGTTCAGCACCGTAAGCATGTAACTCATCACAAATTAATAGATCACATTCATACTTATTCTTGTACGCTGTGTTGATTACTATTACTTCGCAGTTCTTTACAACTCTGTGTTTAGTTAGCTCTTTGTTCCACTGATTCTTAAGGTTGATAGTTGGCACAACTACTAGCACTTTAGCTTTTGGTCTAGACTTAAGCAATCGTAGTATAACCATGATTGCTGTGTAAGTCTTACCAAAGCCTGTAGCTGCTAGTAATGTACCTCTACCTTTGTTATCAGCAAACTTTTGAACTATCTCTATTTGCCTAGAGGTTCTGCTGGAAGTTGTCATACTGCTGTTGAGTTATTTTAAGTACT